TATTTTAGTGGATAAATCATAAAGGGGTGTCGTTAAACACCCCCTGTAAAGCTATATAAATGGAAAAAATAATGGACTAAATCGTCTAAAAATCCAGATGTTCAGTCTTTTTCTAGGTTTGTAAGTTCTTATTAGTTTTTTGTTAAACTCAGGACTATCTTCAATAACACAAGTAAACATTACGCAGCCTCCCTTACTACCCATTGTTTAATATGGGTAAATACCAAGACACCATCTTTCTTAATATTATTATAAGTCTCTTGATCTAGTATTTTTGTAGAACCATCCACAAGTTTGATATGAAAATATATTTTAGTCATTTTACTTCCTTATTATTTAATGAAAAATCTAAACACCTATTTTCATGGTCATCATTGTTAGGTTCATACCCAAAACCATCTTCTTCGTTTTCACTATCTGACTCATAATACTTTATGATTGATTCCCATTTCTTTTTAGAAATTTCTAAAAATTTGTCAGCTTTACTATGTGAAATTACATGACCAGATTGTAAAAGAATAAATAAATGATAAAAACCACCACCTGAATGAAATTCTTGCACATCGTCTATATGACCAAAAGTTAATGCACCTGTTTCTTTATTGCATCCTAAATATTTTTCATGATTAAAATTTTTAGATGCTGCATTAAAGACATCTTTTACATCTTGTATTGTATATTGATCTAAAAATTCATTTTCAAAATAAAAATTACCTTCAGTATCTAATCCATCATTATGAATATGACAATGAAACCCATGACAATCGCCAAACATTCCCCAATCAATACTATGTAATTCTTGTTGTCTTTCAGTCAGTAAATTTGCCTCCTTTAAAGTAAGGTCACCATCTTTACCAATCTTGAAACATTCTTCTACATCATCGTCTAAATGAAATGCCTTACCATTAGCATTCAAGTTTCTTAAAAACTTTTGACCTTCACGCATTACAGTTATTTTTTTAGTATAATCCATTATTTTCTCCTTAAAAAGGCCATCCCAAAATGTCCACTTATTGTCCATAAATTATTGAAACTAAATGCACACTTTGGTTTGGCATTACCCAAAAGAACAAGTTTTTGTCGATTTTTGTTCATTATGGTTAAGGAGTACATTATTACCAATGATAGGTCAACACCTAATTTACATTGATTTATAAGGTTTTTTTTTGTCAATTCTTTATATGTCCATAAAATGTCTATCAATTTACAAACTATTAATAAGATTCTGTTTTCTTTTCTTATCTACCTTTGCATAGTTATAAACCATAGTCTCAGACTTCCACCCACCAACTGTCATAATATCATTTGTCGATGCACCTTTATTAGATAGTTCTGAAGCGAAAGTATGTCTCAAAGAATGTCTTTTTTTATTTTGATCGACATTAGCAAAACTTAACATTTCTCTCCATCTTGGTATTAAACCATTATTAGTATTTTTTTTATGGCCTACAAACCTCCAAGAAAATAAATATCCTTCCCTATCATTAATCTTTTGTAACCAATGCCATAAAGATAATTCTGGTTCATTATCATTTCTTTGTATAGGTATGTTCCTCCAAGATTGAGTTTTATTTTCAAATATATTTAATTCATTATTATCCAGGTCAATCATAGAACGACCATTTGGATCTAATCTAGCAAAATTCATATCAAGAGCTTCTTGTATTCGAGCACCAGTTCTGTAAAGAAATATTAACAAGAACTTTATTTCGAAGTCAGAGAAGTCCATACATCTTACTATCTCTTCTCTTGTCCACACATATTTATCCTTATCTCTCATAGAAATTTGTGGAAGTTGTTTTACTTTATAAGGCTTACACCAATTATTTTCTGCTGCAAAACTTATTAATCTACTTAAAGGTCTAATAACAGTTGTATTAATAGTGTTATACTTAGAAGATAATACTTTTCTTTCTTCTAGTGGTATTGATGTAAATGTTTTCCCTTTATATTTCTTAATAAGATCACCGGTTTCAGTTCCTACTGGATATCTTAGGTGTATTAATTCTTCTTTCTTTTGATTAGTTATGTCCTCTAATAATGTATCACCAATGCAATCTGCATTCTTTTCAAAAAAAGGTTTTCTTGCTTCGCTTGGACATTGGTCAAAGCTATTTAAAAGTTTTTCTGTTACAAAGTTAACATCAAATGTTTGTCTTTTAATTTTATTTTGTTTGTAAATTCCTTGATCTAATTGTTTCTGCAAACCCCATAAAAACTCTTCAGCTTTTTGTTTGTTTATAGTTCCAGTAGATTCATAATCAATTTTATAAGTTTTAAATGGAGTTTTGTAAGTACCTCTAATTTGTAAGTATTTACTGTATTTTCTTTTAGTTATTTTAAGCATAATGCCTTAATCCTCTCTATATCTTCTTTGGTAAACACTTGTTTACTTCCAAAGTATCGATTAAAACATTGTTCTTTTGGGTGTCTTGAAGATAAACTATCTATAGTCCTTTTAAAAGACCTTTCTGATTTAGCCTTAAATTTAGGGTATATTTCCTTCATTGTGTACAATTCTTCTATCATAGTAATTTCTCCTGGTTTGTATTTTCTGGTGATTTCCAAAAGATATTGCAGAGTCTAAACTCAGTCTCACCTTCAAATCTTGGTGGAAAACTCCTTGAGGTTTTGGTTAATAGTGCTGATTTAAGTTGATCGACATCTAGGAACATCTGTTCATTGTTATCCAACCTTTTTAAAATCATGCCACCTTTTGCAATAGCTTTTTCTATTTCATAATCTTTTATAGATGCTTTGCCTTGCCATAATCGACCAATTCTTCTTGTTGGATATTTCATGTTACTAAACTCCCTAATTTCATTTCTTGTCTATTAGTTGCATTTGCATCTAACATGAACTCTATTTTGGTTATGACTCTTTCAAGTTCTGCATATTTATTATCCATAGTTTCTTGAGCCTTTTCTAATTCTGTTCTCAAAGTAACTACAGACTCATCAGTTCTTGCTCTAGCCTTACGATCTTCAACAGACATTTTGAGTTCATTAAACTTTAAATTGATAAATGTTTGATCGAGTTGATAGTCTAACAATCTTTCTGTTCTATCTCTTTCTCTCTTAGCTGCCCTATATTCTTTGATGGCAGTCATTTTTTTGTCAGCAATTTTATTAGGATCAAAACTTTCCACGAGCTTGTATTACCTCCTTAACCATGTCTAAAACTGTGCATTTAACTTCTGCATTATATTTAGGATTAAATTCTGCATTTTGATGATGTTGCCTACAAAGGGCAGCAAGATTTTCAATATGGTCAGCACATTTAGAACCACCCATCCCTCTTGGGGATAGGTGATGAATATCTTGTGCTTGGTTGCCACACATTACGCAACTAACCTCCGATGTATCTCTTAAATGATAAAATGTTAGATATACTTTTGTGTGATTTTTCATTTAATACCTTTAAGACTTTGACATCTTTTACTTTTACTAAAGGATAGTCTTTTCTATCCCACCCATGTTTATTCTTATCGAATAAATGTTTTTCTATGTGTGATATATTTATCTCTTTCATATTTTCTCCTTAATATCATTAACGATTGAACCTATTGCCCAAACCATAAAAAGATTAATGAGCAATAGGATAAGTATTGTTAGGAGGAGTAGTAAGTTCGTCATTAAAAAGGAATATCCTCTGGGATTGTGTCACCTAAAGATTTTAAATCATTGTCACTTTGATTTATTTCAGTCATTTTTGGCTTCCAAGTATTTACCTGGGCGTACCATTTTCCAGACTTACCTTCTTTGACATCAATGTTAATCCAATCATCTTCTTTATTTTGAAGCTGCTTCTTGTACCAATTAGTAAAGTCATCTTTCTTAATTGATATGGAACACTTAATAAAATCTCTCTTTGGTTCTTTTGCAAAAAAACCATCAATAAATTCTTTTTCATCAGTCATCGCTAAACTCCTTTGGTTTATTATTTTTTTTAATTTTGTCTTGATCTAAGGCATCAAGATCGTCTCTCTCACCTGTACTTAATTGAAACAAAGAACGCATAAATTGTTTTAATGCGTAACTTTGAGCAGTACCCATTGCAGTTCCAGAACCGAAAGGAACTATAATGTGTTTTGTTGTTGGAAAGTTCCAAGTGTCACCCTCTTTATGAATTAAAATATATTCATAAACTACAGTTAGACTCTTTCCTGACTCTGATACCACACAACTTTTTTCGTGGGGTATGATAATCAACCCAGCTTTTGCACAAGCTGGTTGAACTTCTCTTAAAAAACCATCGATACTTGTATAAGAATATTTTTGATATTCATTTTTAGCATCTTTGTTTAATGGCTTGTTTAAAGTTGTCATCACATTGTTTATTGCACTAGCAATGTTTTTTGGCATGGCTTCTATTTCCATTTTTTCTTCTCCTTCATAATTTTGTTAAGTGCTTTATCTTGATCGAATGCAGTTCTTAATGTTTTGAAATATTCAAAAGATAAATCTAATTGGTCTGTGTTAAACTCTTTTGCTTCGAACTCATCAGAGTCTTTTCCAAATCGTGCAACAATAAACTTAGATATTTTATAATCGTATTTTTCTTCAATCATCTGCCTATAAGCAGAGCCTTGAATTAAATAATCAGGATAAATACTCTTACTTGTTTTAAAATCGACTAAGATATATTCGTCATCTTTCTTTACTAATAAATCTGCTGTTCCACCATACTCATATAACTTTGATGTAAATGATTGTTCACAAAAAATAACTTCATGCTCATCACTAAATTCTCCCCACCAGGTTAAAAATTTATCAAAACAATTTTGAGTTATTTCGTTATCAGGTAATTCATATTCTGTTTTCTCAATGTGTGATTGAGCCAATTCATGTAAATTAGTTCCTATCTCGGCAGCTTTATTTAATTCTGAATGATATGATTTACCTTCTAGGCCTAATTTATTAGACCAGATGATAAGACCAATACTGTTCTTATACCTTGAAAGAATTGTCGTTACTGATGGTACGACTGTTTGTTTAATTTTATATTTTATATGTGCCATAATTTATGTATGGCAAACATTCAATTCCTACATTTACAACGGAGGACATATTTTGTTTTTGGAATATTTGACTATGAAAAAACTGAAAGTTAGTCAGACGAATATTTGCCATAAATGACAAAATAAATCAATTTATTGTAAAAATCAACTTTAATTGATGAATTAGTAATTTATTTTTTATCCATCAACAATGGCAATATCATTAGGTTGGAACTTCATGTTATGTGTGCTTGTAATAACATAAATCATGTAAAATTGTTTAAGATCACATTCTTTTCCATCAAGATACATACAACTAACCTTATTTTTCTTAATTTCAGTAACAAAACCAATAGTTCCAGCCATGTATTTTTCCTTAGTTCTAATAAAACAATAAGTGTTTATAAGTTTTTCATTAGGCACAGTATTTTGATTTAAATCTAAATTGTATCTTAATAAATGTTCTGTTTGTTTATCATAAAGTATTTTTTCGTTTTCTTTTTTTGTCCATTCATTAGGAAAAATAACCTTTTGTGGATCTTCTTCATGCCTACCAGTCACTTTACCATCTGATCGATCAACATAACCAACAATCCAATATGAAGGTGTATATTCTTCAATAAATTTACCTTTTGGAACATTTAAAACTTCAGCATATTTAGCAATATTATTTAATGATAATGCTTGTTTGTTTGACATCTGCCTACTGATTGTAGCTTTGTCAATTCCAGTCATTTCAGATAATGTTTTAGGACTTGTAATACCTTTTTCTTGTAAAATATTTAAAAAAGCTCTGTTCAAATTATCTATTCCAATTTCACTATTATTTTGGTTATGATTTTGTAAGCTTGCAATATTCATCAATTTAACACCTTTTTTTTCAAATTAAAACTATTTTTGACTATTTATTGCTATTGAAATTATAACAAATAAATTTTAATATCAACAACTAATTGATAATTAATCAATAAATATTGAAAAATACATTTAAATTCTTATTATTACTTTTAGATCAACATAATCAATATGTTCAGATTTGTAAGGAAAACGAAACAACATGGGTAAATTTCGAGGTTCATATATGGAAAAAACTATTGAGAGTCAATGGTTTTAGAGATCCTATGCCAGAATTGTCAAGAATTATTAAAATCTCAGAAAGATTTAAAAGACTTAGAAAAAAAAATATTAAGGTTTATACACCATTACCAGACGACTCACCTGAAATCACCAAGTTATTCAGAGATACAGCTTGGGCTCGAAATCAAAAGCAACAACAACTTACAGAGATACTTAAAAGATTTGAAAAGAAACCTGTACATAGATTTTACCCCAGGGTTAGCGAGAGATATAAAAATTTTAAGAAAAGAAAAGTGGCTCAATGACTGATAAAATGAAACTACCTTACTTTGATTTTTACTATCAAGATTTTTTAACAGGTACTGCTCACTTTACTCATCAACAAAAAGGAATCTATATAACTTTGATGTGCCATGCTGGAGTTCGTAATGGTGATGGACTACCAAATAACTTTGAACAACTTTGTACTATTGTAAATGTTTACAGTAACAATCCAGATACAGTTGAATTATTAAAGACAGATATTAACACTGTCTTAATAGAGAAGTTTAAACTTATAGATAACAAATGGCATAATGTTAGACAGTTAGATGATTATAAAAGAACTGTAGAAAAAATAAATCATAGAGCTGAAGCTGGTCGTAAAGGTGGTCTAGCAAAAGCGAAGCAAACCTCTAGCACAGTATCTGTATCTGATTCTGTATCTGTATCTTTTAATAATATATGGGATGCGTTGATGGTGAAGCGAGGCAGCAAAAAGAAAGCTCTCGAAAGATATAAAAACACTCCTGTAGCAATTAGTGAAGAGTCAATCATTGATAAATACAATGAACTTTGTCGTAATACAGAAAATCAAATATTCATACCACACTTTAGCACTTGGTTATCTCAAGAACGCTATAACGATGATGAAGAAGTATTCAATTTAGACAACTTTAAAAAGAAACATAGTATTGAAGCTAACTTTATAGAAGAGAAAGATAATCTTCTTTTTTTTAGATCCAAAGAAAATTTTGGTTTTGTTGATTGGGTTTATCAAAAGGATGGAACATTGATTAAGGATTATGGTAAAGAAGAAGAAAAAAAAGCAGCAACGAACTAAACCAAAAGAAATCTCACAAGCACAAGAGATTGATTATGGAGCTCAACCATTAATTAGAGAAAATGGTAAAATATATCGATTACCGGATATGGCTGAGATGCAAATATCTCACAAACATATCTCTAAAAAGATCAATTCAGTCCATGAAAGTTATTATGCCAGGCATCAATTAGATCCTACTGATGCTAAAAGAAATGCAACCAGATATGTAGCTGGACAAAAACTAGAGTACCTGGGGATTATTAGTTCTAAAATGAAGAGTTGTACTTTTAATTTTAACAGATTAGCTGGTATTCCAGATGGCGCAGAGTTCTTTAACATCTTAAAAATAGATTATGAACAAGAGTTTAATAAAGCTATGAAGGCAACAATTCAACATCAATCATTGGTCTGGGATGTAATTATAGATAACAAAGCTGCTACTCATAAACGAATGGATCAATATAGAGATGCACTTGATTTATTGATTAGTCATTGGGGTATGTAATAATTCTAAATTCTCATAAAAAAACAGATTACGAAAAAAGATATAATACCTGGACTGGTATTATTAGAATGAGAGTTACGGATGCTAAAAAGAGAGCTTTTAAAAAAAATTTAGATTTTAATATAGATGTTGAATATGTAGTTAAAAAGTTAATTGAAACAAATTATATATGTCCATATTTAGGTGTTAAATTTGAGAAAAGAAATAGCGATTATGTATTATCAATAGACAGAATTGATCCAACAAAAGGATATGTAAAAGGAAATATTGAAATAACATCAAGATTAGCTAACACAATGAAAAATAAAGCTACAAACAGTCAGTTAATCAGATTTGCTGAAAACATATTAAAAATTAAAAAAGAAAATAATCAAACAAACAACAAAATTTCAGATTTTTTAACAACTAAACAAGTAGCAGAAGAGTATCCTATTCATTCTTATAACTCTTTGTTGCATTTTAGAAATACAGCAAGACCTCAATTTCCTTATCATAAGGTTGGAAGAAAGATTTTTTATAAAAGAGAAGATATTGAATATGTGTTGTTTCAACAAAATGATAAATAAATATACCAATTTGTACCCATTTATATTATTGAATAGTTAATATAAAGTAATTACTAAGATCGAGAAGTCGGTCAGAAATCCACACAATTTATTATGAAACCAGAGCAACAACTCTGGCTTAACACATTGGTTAGAGGCTTATGCGATAGTGTAGGTCTTACTCATCCAAACTTTGACATATCAGAATGGAAAATAATTAAAGAAGCTAGAGAATGGTTAGGTACAGAGGATTTTAACACTATTTGCAGCTATCTTGAACTTGAGCCTTCTTACATATTAAAATTACATGAAAAAATCAAAAACAAAAAAAAATCCTCTACCGACAGAATATACACAGCTCTCTACGCTAGGATTAGACGACTCATCACTAGAAACGACTATTTTTCTAGCTAGTGAAGAAGATCAACCAATAGTGTTAATCAGGTTCGCAAACTTTGATACTAGCGAACAGGCCCAGGATTTCATCTCGGTATTCAAGGATCATAAGAGTTTTACAGAATTAGGACATACAAACGAAACAATACATTAAATGGCAGCACATACAAAATATACAAAAGAACTGGTAGATACTGTGTTACAAGAACTCGCAGTAGGTAAGTCTATAAGAGAGGCATTGAAAACAGTCGATGTATCTTGGGAGATATGGAGACAGTGGTTAACTAAGAAAACTGGCCTTAGAGAATTATACAGTCAGGCCAAAGAAGATGGTATCGAATACTCAATGGCAGATGTAGATCAAGTAGCTAAAGATGCAGTCAAGAAGTCCGGAGAGAGTAAGATGGATATGGCTAATGTGAAAGCTATCGATACTTTCATAAAACATAAACAATGGATGGCTAGTAAGTTAGCTGCGAGGAAGTATGGTGATCGACAGAGTTTAGAGATAGGGAACATGAAAGACCAGAGCTTCTCTATTAAATGGGATAAATAAAACAATGATGGATAGAATACATAACTTAAAGAACAGATGGAATAACCTAAACAAGAAGGGTAAGACCATTACTGTAGTAGTAGCAGTAGTTATAATTGTACTTATTGCACAGAATATTTAGTGTTATTAGAGATAATAGCATATAAATTAATTGTGTTTGTAGAGGGTGTAGTGGGTAGAAGTGTTGAGTTTGTTAAGAGTAATACAAAAAAGCTCTATACTTGCATGGTGCTTCTCGTAAGAAAAAAGTAATATTTTATG